TTTTTTTTTGCCGCAGTTCCCCCGCTAGGAACCTGCGCTATTTAACGAACCCTGTGCCGCGGACGCACATATTTACAAACCTAAAACCCCTGTAAAGACTATAAGACAAAACTCTAACCTGTCAAGATCACGTGACCTCAACGTAACAATCTCCCGAATTATTTCCCAAGTAACCAAGACGAAAATCTTCACCTCCTGCTACAAAAACCATAATATCTACAGTACTTGCTACTACTTCCGGCGCTTGAAGCGGATTCAACACTCGCACCGAAAACTGTCCCATTGTGTAATTGTGTATATCTGGATATGAACCGTTGATCACCTTTTTCCAATCGGTCTGAGACCGCCAAGGAAACTCAACTATCAATTCATTAACCCCTCCAGAAATATCAAAAATACAAACATACTGCCCAAACGCCGCATTAATATCCAAACCCTCAGACTTAAAACCAACATGTGAACACACCTGTAACCGAGCAGAGTGCATAGGACTACACACTGCCACCAACTTGAAACGCAAGCTGCCACGCCAAAACGAAAACGGGAGAGAGATGAAAGACAACAAAGAAACAGACAAAGTCGTCCCCTGCGGAGCCGTAATGAACTCATCGCATGGACAAAGGTTTCCAACAAAAATCGCCTCTCCCAAGACGTTTGTTGAAGAGAGTTGGAAAGTAGAATGATACGAATATTTAGAACAAAGATATCCGAAGTTCATCTCATCGTCAGCCACCACCGTGGTCTGACTCGTCACCGGCATCATCATGCCCGGATCAGCATCGAGAACCTCACAAAAATCAACATTCTTATTGTTCGTAAGATTAGGAAGCGTTCGCTGCATAACTGGGAAGGGATTCACTCCCCAATTAGGCTTATCCTGCAATGTCGCCTGAGTGCTACCACCCTGGAAACTATCTGCCCCTGACTTCGCATCAACTGTACCATTGATAATTGCACCACTCAAATTGATATTCTTGACCGACGACTGCACCCCACCCTGTGGGACCACTGTCACCGATGTCGGATTAACAACCTGGAATGACACACTTTCAAACTTAGCGAACAAAGAAAGGGCAGCGGATGTCGAAGTAGCTTCATCCCCAACTCTCAAAGGAGACCAACAAATTATCAACAACGTACCCAAAGAATTCCAGTCACTATCATTCATCATATTCAAATACTTATACGGATGGACATACGGTATTTTCATCTCAACACTCTGATTCCTACCAGCGTACAAAATCATGTGTTGAGCAACAGAAATAGAAGTGAGATGATTTGCATAAACAGAAGTCGCCTGCTCAGCATTCATCAAAGGAGCGAAGACCACAACAACTGACCCACACTGAAACGTGTTAGAGTTCATCTGAACACGAATAGACGGTTCCACATGAGCTAACTCATAGGCACGAAAAGCATTCTTCATCGGCCCAGAAAATATCAGCCCAAGTGGAACTGGGTAAGTCGCCAGGACCTGACCTTGCGCGAAATTAGTATCAAAAACAACAGTATCAACCAACTGCTCTTTCCCAACCAACGCCACGTTAGTAGGCACAACCTCTCCCATTGTGACAAACTTCTTAACTGCACTGACACCACCAGTCGTGTTATTCACCACACCAGTTTCCACCACAACATTGCTCTGCAACTTCACTTCCAACCATTGCCCTCTCTGCTTAACACCAGTCTCCTTCCTCTCAACCCCGGAAGTGGATGAACTACTCGAAGCGCTACTCATCATTGGCGCCTCTAAAGTTAAACCACCAAACCACAAAGCCGCATTGTGGTTAGGGTCGTCAGTGGAAAACCGCCTCGCAGTGTACAAATCCCACGTCTGTGGAGCTGTCTGATTGACAGTCACAGCGGCTGTGCCAGAATTCTGAACCAACAGCTGGCCCGGAGTATACCCATACGAAAGGGCAACACCAAGTCTGTTCATGAAATAAGTCTCACCATAGTTCGTGCTCGAATTACAACTAAACGCAGTAGCTACAACAGCCGGGTCGCCCCAAGGGCCAACCGTCGTGTAAGTAGTGCCACTAGGTGTAGCTTTCAACGAGTACGTACTAGTGCCAGAAGCCGGGGTGGTACTAAACGAAACAGTCTGGGGCACAGCAGCCATAACACCGTAAGGAGTCGCACTAAAGCCTATCGTCTCCGACTGGCCAGCCAAGTAACTCCTAGCCTTCCCGTCTGGGATGTCATACCCAACCTGTCTCAACTGCTGATCAGTCATAAAACGGGCGGGAATAACAAACTTCGTCAGAACGGCACCACCAGTCGCAGGCAGCGTTTGGGCAATAACAGCGTTATTCAACAAGTTTTGTGTTATGTTAACATTCACACCCCCACCAAGCATAAAAACAACATTCTCCTTAATATCAACCGTGTCACCACCCGGATGCGGGAACCGATCACCATCAACCAACAAGCGCGGAACCCTACAAAGGTTGAAGAAACGGAACCCATCAGACAAGGAAGCCATAAAGTTAACTTGCGTCAACCTCCTTTCTCCCTCCTGATCACCGTTCCGTATGGAGAGAAATGTAGAAGTACATTCCTCATATTTCTCCTCCCCAAGGAACCAGGGTGTGACCAACGCATCGAACCGAGTCACAAAAGGCACCTGAATCTGAACTGTCGGATCAACACTAAAGATATTAGCACTCATATCACTACCACTAAAACCAGTACGACCAACCCAATCACGATCAGAAAGAACAGGCGAAACACTAGAAGAAATGCTAACACAACCAGTAGAATTGGAAACGAGAGCAAACTTCATATTACCCATATAACGACGATACAACGCAGCATAATAAGGTATTATGCCAGATGAATTGGGCGAAAAAACCTGAGCGACCGGAAGCTGAGTCAAGTCGGCAAGCTCATCTTGCACCAAGAAGGTCGAAAAACGTTTACACACATCTAGAACACTAGTCCCAAACGGAGGCTGAACCGTGGGAACGGTCTTGCCCAAATCCCCAAGAGCCACTGGCTTACCAGCTTGCTCATCAGAGCTCAACGTAACGGCCTTCTTCTCATCCATCTGACACACAACCTCATCATAATATGGAATGGGCATCTCAAAACCATCCCCAAAGTATTCACAATCAATCTTCCTCTTAATCCAACGATCTCTTATTACTAACTTACTAGGGAGAGGCTCCTTAACCCCAAGCTTCAACAACACAGGCCTCAACCTACGCTCCCACTTATCATACTGCCCACTGGCCCAACAACGCGACAAAACATCACAACTATTAACATAACAAGCAACAGGCAACGACAATTCCTTTGTACACGAGTACGAAAGAGTCTTCATCAAAGAATCCTCATTCGGACATGGAAAATAATGAACTGAAGCAATTGAAGGATACGCCGTATCAAAAACAGTCGTGTTCTTCAAAAACTCCAAATTTTCCACAGGCTCCAAATCCGACGACAACTTTCCAACCTTCGTCGTATCCGTGTACTCAATACCAAACAAACCCATCGCTTCCCCATGCGAACAAGCATTAAACCAGCGGGCGACTGACGAAACTGACTTAATATCGTCATCACCGAAGGACTGGTCAAACACAAGACGCCGATAAGCCGTCAAATTACAAAGAGAGGAGTCGTACTTAGCCGCATTCATCAAAAACCCAATGCGACTCAGCGTAAGATTTAAGACAACATTAAACACTGTGGTGAGCGGGAAACCACTCAACAATATATGATTTGTAAGAAAAATAGAACCACCAACCTTCAAATAACCATAAATAGCAGAATTCAACAACGCCTTCCTAGCCTTACACTCTCTCTCAAAAATATCATCAGTCTCACAACCCCACCGACGGTACCAATTATTAACACCCTCACAAAAACAACGCCACATCTGCGCAGTCCCATATCTCTCAAACTTACCATAATCTCCAGCGAAACCCTTTGGCGCGTTCCTCATCAATTTGCCAATCAGGGTATCCCAATCGGGGCTGTAAACATTCATTCCTACAGCAGAACCAAATTGATTTGGATTTGAGAAAATGTGACTAATGAAAGCCCCAAAATATTCACGAACGAGCTGTGTAACAGTAGCCTCACTCGGATTGATTATCCGAGTCTTCAACTGATCCACCTTACTACCAGCACGAACCTCATCCTTAAGGGCCGTCATATAAACAAAATCTGGACAAACACACTGCTCCAACAAAATCCTACAATGCACCAACTCAACACGGAACTCTTCACAAATAATAACACTAGGGCCACTCGCCCTATCCGAATACAAATGCTTCTTCCCATCCGCTCCCTTCATCGTCGACCAACGAAACCCAGCTGAGGTTTTCCTGTTTGTAGGAACCAACCCAACCATGCCATTGATGGCCTCCGACTCAGTAAGCTTTCTCGCCAAAACCGGTTGTACCGTCGAAAAACCCTCAAAAACATCCTCCATACACGCACTGACAAGCGTGTCCGGGATAGGTTTGAGAGAACTCGAAGTATGTATCCTTTCCAAAGCCAAAACAGTCATCTCCTGAGCACTATGACCGGGCTGTCTTGGATTGGTGCGATTCACAATAGAGGGGGCAAAATCTGCATTATACCACTCCTCTTTCATAAAAGGCATCGGTCTAGCCACCTGCTTCATTTCCGGAACCCCACTACCATCAACGTTACCAATAAAAACTAAATCACAATCAGGCATCTTACCACGAAACTCGCCACCTTGCACTTTAATCTCTGTCATCATCACCTGATGACCACACTTAACCAACATCTTATCCAACATCTCTCTACTAACCGGAAAAGCCACACCAACCCACGGTTCATTGGGCCCATACCGCCGGGAAGCGGTGTGGGCACCAAGAATAGACATTTGCACACCTTTGGCCACATCCACCTTACCAACGAGGATCTGACCACAATCACCAACCTCTCCGCCACGATAGGTCCAAGTATTTGGAGCATGGTACACCGTCACATCATCCTTCGACGTGTACTCTAACCGCTGCCTGTGCAAAACAGGGTCAACTTGCTCCAACTCATGAGCTTTAACAATATGAGCCATTGAAGTCTCAGTTATCGCTAAAAGCGCAGCCTCACTCAAAAAATACTTCCTAAGATCCCTCCTCGCCGTCAACGGAACCAAATCCCAACCAACATCATACAAAACCATATCACCTTTCTTACCATTTGGCCAACGCATTTCAACGAGTGCCTCACTCCTGAAATTCGTCCGAATAACGCAACCACCTTCATGAATGTCAAGTGGTGAGTCATCCGGTATGAGGCCATTCTCAAGGGCAAAAACGTGATGCGGCAACATCAAAACAGAACCAACAACCCTCAACGCCCACATCTGACCATTGACAGTCCTTATATCGATAAGGTTGTCTTGCACCTTCTCAGCTATCGCCATATACTCACGAGGAATGGGATCCGGCTCGACCCCCATCTGAACTTGATTTTCAGCAGGTTCATTCCTCCTGATAAGGTACTTAGCCCTGTCCCTACGGACAACACGACTTTCCCTCTTAGTATCTGACTCCTTCCGAACTTCAGATTCGACGCGATTATCCTTCCATTCCTTAATGGCAAAGATAGAAACGCCAACAGTCAACAAAATACAAGCCAACTTAACATACTTGAGAAAAGGGACGGCCGCCAACTGCTCCGCTCTAGCCAACAAATGGTGCGCCATCGCATCTTTCATGGTGCGATCCCTCTTAACAACAAACCGCAGAAAAACTCCATACGAAAAATCATCCTCTTTCAAATCCATCTCGTCATACTTATCAACAAGCTGGCTATCCCTCCACCTATGTTGATTAGCATGATACCAACAAAACCTCTTCCCCTTACCACAGTTAGGAACAATACAGTTAAATGCAGTCAAAAATTCATCATGACCATCCAACAATGGCTCCCTCTGGACTCCCGGCTCCAAGATATCTGGGATATCGTCTGCGGTAAGAGAAAAAGGTGATGTTGTAACCACACCACG